ATGATATGGGTGGCGAAGGCGACCTAGAAGACCGCGTTGTTGACCTAGAAGATGCACTTGATGAATTAAAAGCTGAATTTGAAGCCTTAATGTCCGGCGAAGAAGGTATGGATGATATGGGTGGAGATGATGAAATGGACATGGGCGGTGACGACATGGACATGGAAATGGGCTCAGAAGAAGATGAACTTAGTTTCGAAACAGACAACTTTATGCGTGAATACGTAGAAAAAGTAGGCGGCAAAGACTATACAAGTTACGGCAAAATGGGTGACAACGGAGCTAATACAAAAAGTATTGTAGCTGGTAAGAATGATATGGGCGGAACTGTAGCTAACCTTAAAGGTGGCACAGAAAGTGGTCCTGTAGAAGCTAACAAAGGTCATTTAAAAGGCAGTAGCGTTTTTAAAGGAAATCCTAAAGAGGATAACATGGGCAATATTAATGTCCCAGGTGGTAATGCTGGTAAGACAGCATTCAAACATAAAGAGCCAACATATCCAAATGGCTTAGGAAAAGAGCAGGCTGACAAAAGTGCCGGTAGTTTAATGAACGGTGCTCCTAAGCGTGCCAAATAAGGTAGAATAGATGAACTATCTTCGTGAAAACCTGAGTTTCGACCAAGCAAAAATGGTCGTTGAATCCGATGGTACTGAGAATGGAAAGTCCTTGTATATGACAGGGATTTTCATTCAAGGCGACAAAAGGAATCAGAATCAGCGTGTTTATCCTGCGAAAGAAATCGCCAGGGCTGTCAAAACCCTGAACGATCAAATTGAAGGTGGATATTCAGTTCTTGGCGAAGTAGATCATCCTGATGACCTAAGAATTAACCTTGACCGCGTGTGCCACATGGTTACAAAAATGTGGATGGAAAATGCAGACGGTTATGGAAAATTAAAAATCCTACCTACACCAATGGGTAACCTAGTTAAAACTATGTTAGAAAGCGGTGTTAAGTTAGGAGTAAGTAGTCGCGGATCCGGGAACGTTCGAGAGGACGGTTCCGGTGAAGTTTCCGATTTCGAGATTATCACAATAGATGTGGTAGCTCAACCAAGTGCTCCTGGAGCGTATCCTACACCAATATACGAACATCTTATGAATACTCGTAATGGTTATCGTAGCTTGCGTATAGCGCAAGAGGTCAAAGACGATCCAAAGGCACAAAAATATCTCAAAGAGAGCCTATTAGCAATAATAGGCAAGCTCCGATAAAAATAGGAGAATCACATGTTGGATGCACTAAAACAACTATTTGAGAATAATGTGATTTCTGAAGAGGTAAAAGCTGACATTGAGAAAGCTTGGGAATCTCGTATTACAGAGGCCCGCTCACAGCTAACTCAAGAACTACGTGAAGAATTTGCACAACGCTACGAGCATGACAAACAGGTTATGGTTGAAGCAATTGATCGTATGCTTGGCGACCAGCTAAGAGATGAGATCAAGCAATTTGTAGAAGATCGTGGTCAACTTGCTGAAGCTAAAGCAAGAGTTGTTGTTGAAGGCAGAAAAACTGCTCAACTAATGAAGGAATTCGTTACAAGACAACTTGCTGCTGAAGTTAAAGAGTTGCACGAAGATCAAGTACAAATGGCTGCAAAATTTAAAACTCTAGAAAAGTTTGTAGTAGAAGCTCTTGCACAAGAAATAGCAGAATTTCATTTAGACAAGCAGGACTTAGCAAAAACTAAGGTAAAACTTGTTCGTGAAGGTCGTGAAGCATTAAGCAAAATGAAAGAACAGTTTGTAAAACGTGCAGCACAATTAGTTGAATCTACAGTTGAAAAAACCCTTACAAAGGAAATTGGTCAACTTAAAGAAGACATTGAAAGTGCTCGTCGTAATGACTTCGGTCGCAAGCTCTTCGAAGCTTTTGCTAGCGAATATCAGAACAGTTATCTTAACGAAAAATCAGAAACAAGTAAATTGCTCAAGGTCATAGACACGAAAGAATTAGAACTTGCCGCTGCTAAAAACGCTGTAGCAGAAGCACGTTTAGTCATGGAAAGCAAAGACAAAGAAGTAAAAATTCTTAAGGAAAGTCAAGAACGTCAAGGTATTATGAATGAACTAATAGCACCTCTTGCTCCACAGCAAAAGGCTATTATGAAGGAATTACTTGAAAGCGTACAAACTACAAAACTAAAAACAAGTTTTGAAAAGTACTTACCAAGCGTAATTGCTGGTGACGCTCCAAAGAAGAAACAGGCATTAGTTGAGGCAAAAGAAGTTACAGGCAATAAAGAAACCAACAGCGTAAGTAGCAGCAAAGAAGACGCAAATATTGTAGATATTCGTCGCCTTGCTGGAATTTAAGTTTAAGACAATTAGGAGATAATATAATGTCAGAACTACTAACAGGCCGTTGGGCAGAGACTAAACAGGCTCTTTTAGAAGGCCTACAAGGCACAAAAAAGACAGTAATGGCAACTACTCTCGAGAATACTCGCAAGTATCTCGCAGAAAGTGCTAGTGCTGGTGCCACTTCTGCCGGCAACGTTGCAACATTAAATCGCGTGATTCTTCCAGTAATCCGTCGCGTTATGCCAACCGTTATTGCTAACGAGTTAGTTGGTGTACAACCAATGACTGGTCCAGTTGGTCAAATCCATACACTACGTGTACGTTATGCTGATAGCTTTAACAGCACAAGTGGTACAGATGTAACAGCTGGTGAAGAGGCACTAAGCCCATTTAAGATTGCTGAAGGCTACTCCGGCGCTGCTAACGATAAGGCTGCTGTAACTGCTGCCCTAGAAGGTGAAGCTGGTCGTAGAATGAGCATTCAGATCTTAAAGCAAACAGTTGAAGCGAAAACTCGTAAGTTAAGCGCTCGCTGGACATTTGAAGCTGCTCAGGATATGCAGGCACAACACGGTATTGATGTTGAAGCTGAAATCATGGCTGCTCTAGCTCAAGAAATTACAGCTGAAATTGATCGTGAAATTCTAGCAAGTCTTAAAACACTAGCTGGTTCACAAAACCAAATCGCATTTGATCAAGCTGCTGTAAGCGGTACAGCTACATTCGTTGGTGACGAGCACGCTGCTCTAGCAGTTGCAGTTAACCGCGTAAGTAATACAATTGCTCAGCGCACACGTCGTGGTGCCGGTAACTGGGCTGTTGTAAGTCCTGCTGTATTAACAATGCTACAAAGTGCTACAACAAGTGCATTTGCTCGTACAACAGAAGGTACGTTCGAAGCTCCAACAAACACTAAGTTTGCTGGAACACTAAATGGTGCAATGAAGATTTATGTTGACACATATGCTGCCAATGACACAGTTCTTATTGGTTACAAAGGTTCAACAGAAAGTGATGCACCTGCATTCTACTGCCCATACATTCCATTAATGAGCAGTGGTGTTGTTCTAGATCCAAGCACATTTGAGCCAGTAGTTAGCTTCATGACACGTTATGGTTATGTAGAACTAACAAATACTGCAAGCTCTCTAGGTAATGCTGCGGATTATCTTGGAACAGTAACAGTAAGTAATCCAACATTCTTCTAATCAACAAAGAAGAACTAGTTCGATTAATAAAGGGCGCTCAGGCGCCCTTTGTTATTTTTGCTAAATACTTTGTCAGAATGACTTATGCTAGCCAAGCGTAGACCTAGAACGTCAAGGAGAAAAATAAATGGCAAATAAAATTAATAAGAAATATTTCGGTGCAACCGGATCAGCAGCTACACCACATCTTCCAATTAGGTTTAAGACAGGTGGTACAGTATACGAAGGATATATTGTAAAACAAAAAGGTGCTCGTAGATTTAAGTGCAGTAGTGACAACGGTGCTACTACAGCAATTTGCAGCTTAACTGATGCAGTTACTCCAGCAAGTAACGGAGATGCAAGCTTAGTCGGAATAGCTTCAGGTGGCACTCCTGTAGCAATTAGAAAGCTAGGAGCAAGAAAAGCTCATGCTTTTAACGGTAATAATTATAAGTGGACCTTACAGGACGATTCAACAGAAACATTGATTGTTCTTACCTTAATCAGCTAATATGACCGTAAAAGTATTAAATGTAAGTGATGGCAACTATAAAGTAGTTGTAAAGCAATCTGGTGACATTGATTTAGACACTAGAGGACCAACAGCTACTGGTTTAGGAAAAGTTAACATCTATGCCGACCTTTGGGTTTATGGAACTCAAACTCAGGTTGAGTCGACACAGCTATATATTACTGATCAAAAAATAACTATTGCTGATGGAAATAGCAATAGCATTTTACCCGGTGATGGCAAGGGCGGTTTTGACATTATAAGAGGAAATGGCAATGCAAGCTTTTATTTTAATGAAAGCATTAACCATAGAAACTCTATATTTGGAATAGGCTATGGATCCTTTGAACTATTAGTAGGAAGTAATAGAGCTGGATTGTATGTTAGTAGTATTCAAGTTGCTAATAACGATAACTTATATTTGATAAATCAAGGTACTGGTGTAGTAACTGTTCAAGGAACAAATAATTACGAAGAAAACATTTTAGACTATCCTGCTGGACATTCCGTAGGAGGGCCATACGCACCTGCTACAGGGCAAATTGTTTTATATAACAATGATACAGCTAAAGATGCTTTAGTTAATACACAAGGTCTAGCAGACTATGTAACTTCTGCTCTTTATTATGCAAACTTTACGCATATTACGAATGATGATACAGAAGTTCGTGTATATGATGCTAGCTCAACTGATCCATTTTCTTTAAACAACCCAAGTTATATTAACTTTAAAGTTGATAATGTTCAAAGAGCAAAAATTGATTCAAACAATTTAAGCATTCCTGTAAGTACCGACTATCTTCAAATTTCAAGTAGCGGCGCAAATGCTACCATAAGTGTAACAGGGGTAGCTAATCGTAATATTGAAATTGATCCTAGTGGAACTGGCAAAGTTAGGATAGTTTCAGACTTAGAAACTTCAGGAGTTTTGCAACTAGATAACCAAGCATCGGCTCCAAGTAGTAATAGTAATTATAATGTCCTTTATAGTAAATCTACATTAGGTATGGGCAAAACTGGTCTATACTTTTCTAATCCAACAGCAAGTGACGAATTAGTAAGTAGACGAAGAGCTCTAGGATTTAGTATGATATTTTAAGGACAAGACAATGGCAATTCGTAACGCAGCATTACTAACAGGAGGAACCACAATATTTACTTGTCCAGGTACGCTTGTAACCGATGTACAAGAACACGCAGTAACCTGTTTAATATTTTGTAATATTGATTCAAATGATGCCAACTTAGACCTGTCAGCTTATAGCCAAGACACTGGAAATACAATGAAATTAATTAACAGTCTGACTGTTCCTGCTGGTGAAACTTTTACATTTGATACAGAAAAGTTAGTATTAACTACAGGTGATTATTTGGTGGCAAGCCCATCTGCTAATAATAGATTAGTGGTAACTGTAAGTTCATTTAGGGTAAGTTAATGAAATTTCTAAAAAAGAGTCAGCTTAATTTTAGAAATGTAAAAGATCAAAGTGTGGCCGTTGAAACAGACGGTAGAGTAACTATGGATGGAAAGATCAGCCTATTAATTCCTAAAGGTGGAACAGCTGATCGTCCAGGAACTCCTGTGGAAGGAATGATAAGATATAACTCAGATACCTATGAGCTAGAAGCTTATCAAGGAAATGATTCGACAGGAAATGCATTATGGCGCAAAGTCAAATTTAAGGAACCTAGTTCTATATCTTTTCAATCATTTATTTCTCACTCTGGAGGAGATATGTTTGGTCCTCTAACTGTAAATCCTTTTGATTTCAAAAAAGAAGGATCAGGTTCGGGGCTTACATCTACAGAGATAGCAGAAAGAATTTTGGTAATAGTGGAAAACGTAATTCAAGTAGCTAATATAAATTATGAAGTATTACAGGATCCTATAGGATATGCCGCAGGCGCTTGGATACATTTTGGTAGCAGTGTTCCTACTACAAAAAATGTTTATGTAATTAGTGGTTTTGACCGCTAAGTAAAAAAGCTATTATTTTAATTTTAATAAATACAAGATAAGCTTTTTGGATAAACTATGGCGACCTTTTTTAGAACAAAAGTAGTGAAAAATGTAGGTACAACTGCTACAGACATCTTACAAACAACCGGTACAAATCGTTTTACGATTATCGGTTGTAATCTAGCCAATACAACTGAAGATAACGCAACCATTAGTATTACAGTAGTTGATGCTACAAGTACTGAGGCATATCTTGTTAAAGGAATTATTATTCCTCCTAATTCAAGCATTAAGGTAGTAACTAACGGAGAAAAACTAATTTTAGCAGAAAATTGTTCTTTAAGAATTGTAAGTGATGTTGCTGAAAGCGTTGATGCTGTGATAAGCTACGCAGAACTTATATAAGGATTAAAAAATGTCTGGAAATTATATATTTGGAGCAGATGACGCACTACTAGGCGACGATTCACCTAAGTATTTTTATGGTATTAGAAGAACTCAAGACGGTGAATTATATCTAACTAGAGAAAACCTTTTACAAACTGGAGAAACGATTGTGATTAACAATCCAGGACCTCCAGACGACGACTATGTAGAATTTGAATACGGCTTAGATTATGTAGATAATGTAAACGAAGAACACGAGATTTTATTTTCTAACTTGTATTTTAGTCAATATAGATGGGATAAACGTTCTATCTACTATTATATCGCCGAGGATGGAACGTTTGTAGTAAGAATTAATCAAAAATATGTATATCCAACAGGTATATAAATATAAAGATCACTCCAGGAATTAACAATGGCAGAGTTTAAAATAAGCAGATTGCGCTATAGATGGATAGGCAACTGGCAACCAAGTCAACAGTATAGATTAGATGATGTAGTTTATTACGCTGGAGGAACTTGGAGTTGCATAAGAGCTCACTTATCTAACGATTTTTATGCAGCACAAACTTTTAAAGTAAATCCCGAAGATACATATGCTAGTCCTGCTTGGTCAAGAATGACCGGTGGATATACTTTTAAAGGAGCGTGGACAGCTAGTACTGTATACATCGGTGGAGACATTGTTTCTAATGGAGGAAATTTATATCTTTGTATAACAGACAATACTTCAGGAACATACCTTGATAGTGATTTGGCTTACTGGACAATATATGCTGCCGGTCATAACTATATTTCAGATTGGACTGTAACAACAAGATATAAACCAGGAGATGTTATAAGATATAATGGCATTGTTTATGAGTGTATAAAAGAACATACAGCATCCGCAGCAGGTATTCCAGGAGGTACAGGTGATAATGTAGACGACAGTACTTTCGAAACTTGGAAAATTGTTAATAAAACATCGGAATACAAAGGTTTATATACTGCTAATACAAGATATAGACTTAATGACTATGTAAAATATGGTGGAACAATTCTTAAATGTATTGATGAGCATACATCAAGCTCAACACCAGGTGCAATAACTTCTAATAAATTTACAGTTGCATTTGCTGGTTCAAATTTTTTAACAGATTGGAGTGCATCGACATACTATGCTGTGGGAGATGTTGTTCGTCTAAGCAGTTATATCTATATTGCTTCACAGAATAATTTTAATAGTGAGCCTGGAGATTCTGCACTATATCCTAGTGGAAACTCGAACTGGACTGTACTGGTACACGGACACAACTTTAAAGGTAATTTTATTTCAACACAAAATTACAAAAAAGGTGACTTAGTAAAACGTGGCGGATCGGTATATGTTGCCCTTGCAGATTCTGTTGACGATGGTAGCACACAAGATTATTTAGATGAAAGCCATTGGCAACCAGTTATTGTAGGAAATCAATTTAGAGGTAACTGGGAACATGATGCATTTTATAGTATTAATGATGTAGTATATTATAAAGGTTCAGCTTATAGTGCTGGTATTTCTCACGATGCTGATCCATTTTCATTTCCAGGAAATACTGATTTAATGAAATCATCTTACTGGTCTGTGGTGATTCAGAATCAACCAGGCGGTCTTGATCAGGTCGGTGATTTATTAACCTATAATTTGCTAAATGCAGCACAAAATGACTTTAGTACTGCCGGACCAGTTAGAATTCCTATAGGATCAAAAGATCATACTTTAACTGTGTTAGACAGCACAGAAGGAACATTTGAATGGCAAAGCTTTGGAGATGTTCAAAGATTTTTTCACGTTAGAACTAACGGTGTAGACGATCCAGACGATCCGGAACGAGGAACAAATTACTTTAAACCTTATAAAACAATTAAGTTTGCTACCGAAATGGCTGACGATGGTTATTCAGGGTATACTACTATTAAAGTTTATACTGGAACCTATGAAGAAATTTTGCCTATCATAGTCCCAGCTAGAACTGCTATTTTAGGTGAGGAACTTAGGTCAGTTACAGTTGTGGCTAACCCACCGATTGATGCTTTATCTAATGATGCTCCAAAGACAAGAGCTGTATTAGGAAGAATAAAAAATATAACAGAAGATTTGATTACAGGCGAAGATGTTGTAGCATCTGTTGGTAATACAGAATCGCAAAGTAAAGCTTTTCTTGCAACTATAACAGAAGCAAATTTGATCAAAGATTTATTAGATGATATGGTAGCTGTTATAGATTTTAAAGTTTTGCAAGACGGAACATTACCAAGTATAACAGGAACTAACACGTTTACTACTAATTCAAACAGAGTTAAAGCAGCTAATAACTTAAATGCTAATAAAACATTTTTAATTGAAGAAGGCGTGGCTTATACAAAAGTTAATAGCCCAACTTATGTATTTGATGAAGAAAAATGTCGTAGAGATATGCAGAAATTTGTTGAGGCATTAATTTACGATTTAAGATATCCAGGAAATTATAAATCATTTTATGCAGCAAGATATTATTCAAATGCTGTAATGGGTTCAATGACCGAAGATATGTTTTATGTTAGAGATGCTACAGGTGTTAGAAACTTAACACTAAAAGGATTAGTAGGAGATCTAGCAGATCCTATTGGCAATGAGCCTTATCAAAGACCAACAGGGGGCAAGTATGTAAGCTTAGACCCAGGATGGGGTCCGGATGATCAGCGTGTCTGGATTAAAAACCGTAGTTGTTATGTTCAAAACTGTACAACATTTGGTTATGCTGCGGTAGGACAAAAGATTGATGGAAGTTTACATAACGGTGGAAACAAATCTATTGTAAGTAATGACTTTACACAGGTTATAAGTGATGGTATCGGAGCTTGGGTAACTAATGGTGGTCGTGCTGAATTAGTTAGTGTGTTTACCTACTATGCTCAGATTGGTATGTTTGCAGAAGATGGGGGTATCATACGTGCAACTAACGGAAATAGCTCATATGGAACATATGGTGCTGTAGCTGACGGTGATGATCCAGAAGAAGAGTATCGTTATGGTAAAATTAATGCCCGTGACCAAGAAGCTATTATAGGACAAGTATTTTGTGGAGGAGCAAATGACGAAATCCTTATGATAGAATGGGATAATGCTGGACAACAATATTCAACAGCTAATTATACTTTTGTTGGCTCTGGAACTGGAGCAGTTGTTACACAAGAAGAATATAGAGATAACGCAGTATTCGAGGTACAAATTAGAACAACTGGTACAGAATATATCTTATCTGGATTTAGCGCACAATATGGCACTTCGACAACTATAACTTTAGCTACTAATGATAACTCTACAGCAGCAGAATTAATTGGTTGTCGATTGATTATTAGCGGAGGCGAAGGCTCAGGACAATATGGTTATATCTATGCTTACGATGAGCCTAACAAAATAGCAACAATTTATAAAGAAAGCGATAACACAGCAGGCTGGGATCATGTAATTGCTGGAACTCCAATAAGAACAACATTAAGCACTGCTAGTAAGTATAAAGTTGAGCCAAGACCAATTTTTACTGACCCAGGATTTGTTCCTGAAGAACGACAATTACAAACTGCTGTAAATTGGGGTGCATTGTGTTACGGTGAAACATATGAAGAGTATAACGGTATTATTACAGATATAGGGTTAGCTCTTTTCAACATTACTAAAACAAATAGAACATATGATGTAACTCTAGCATCAGGCGGAGAAAATTATACTGTAGGTGATATTTTAATTATCGATGGCGAAAATATCGGTGGAGAAAGTATCGAGCACGATATTAAAATCACAGTTACAGGAGTCTCAGCTGGAGTAATTACAGCCTTTACATATAAAGGACTAGGTATCAGTGGAAAATATGTATTATTTCCAAGCTTAGGCGATACCATTTTACATAGCAGGAACGGTGACTTATGGTATTATGCCACACTGCCTTTAGTGGGTCAATGGAAAGTATCAGTTACTGGTGATAATACATTTGTTGCAATTAACTATGGAACTAATAAAGCAGCTTATTCTTATGATGGAGTAAATTGGGAAGAAACTAATATGCCATCTACAAATAACTGGATTTCAGCAGTATATGGAAATGGATTATTTGTAGCTATTAGTGCTAACCAAGATGCCGCAGCATTGAGCGCCAACGGTATCGGCTGGCAAGCATCCACATTACCAGATATAGGTGATTCAGCAGCCAATGAATGGGTTGATATAGCTTATGGTAAAGGAAAATTTGTAGCCATTGCTAAGAGTAATAACGCTGCCGCAGTAGGAACTTATAGTAGTGGAAATATGAATTGGGTTCCTGTCGTTATTGAGGTACAGGATTCTAGTTTACAGGATTGGTCTAGCATCGCTTATGGTAATGGAAGATTTGTAGCGATTTCTAATGCAGGATATGTTTCATATAGTTTTGACGGATTAATATGGTACACAACTAGCAAAGGTATGCCGCAAACTGGCCCTAATGAAATGTACTGGAAAAAAGTAAGATATGGACAAGGTGTATTTTTAGCAGTTTGTGAAACTTATGATAACCAGGCTACAACATTCTGCGCTACAAGCCCAGATGGAATTACTTGGACCTCGAGAACATTAGGCACTTCTCAGAAATGGGGACTAATAGCTTTTGGTGCTCCTGATATAACAACTGGTGATAGTACAATTTCGGACAATACTCCTTTATGGGTAGTTGCTCCTGATACAACTAGCGATTATATTAATAAAATAAGAACAGGTGCAAGAGCTACAGGACGAATTTTTGTTGAATCAGGTGGAATAAGTAAGGTAAGATTGTGGAATCCTGGATCAGGGTATACCACTGCGCCTACTTTAACTATTACAGATCCAAATAATGTAATTGATGCAACTTATCAGATACGATTAGCTGATGGAGTATTAGCGCAACCTACCTTTACAAATAGAGGAATTTACTACAAAACAGCCAGTACAGAGGCTACAGTAGTAGGAGACGGTTTTGCTGATGTTCAACCTACTGGAAAATATGTTACTTTAGATAATTTGTCAGTTATTCCAGGACCAGGAGCACAGTTTTACATTGGTGGTAGAAGCACTTACTATACTGCTGTTGCAGTGAATATTGAAACTGCTCAAGACCCTGTAACAGGATTGTTTAAGTCTCGATTCCAAATAAGCCCTCCATTGAAACTTTCAGATGAAATACAACACGATATGGAAGTTTTAATCAAAGAACGTTATAGTCAGGTAAGAATTACTGGACATGATTTCTTAGATGTTGGATCGGGTAATTTTGTTGAAACAAATTATCCAGAGCTGTATATAGATTATAATTATACCAAAGAGCCACAAAATGAAGTTGGGCAATTAAATGGAGGTCGTGTATTCTACACAAGCACTGACCAAGATGGTAATTTTAGAGCTGGCGAGTTGTTTGCTGTTGAACAGGCCACTGGAACTGTAACTATTAGCGCTGACTTCTTTGATTTAACAGGTCTTAGCGAGATTGCACTTGGAGGTATTATTGTAGGCGGTACTGCAACTGTAGTTAGAGAGTTCAGCAAAGATAATACATTTACAGCGAATTCTAATAATATAGTTCCAACACAGAGAGCAATCATCGCATACCTTAATAATAGACTTAATGTCGGTGGTGAAGATCTATTAACAGCAAGCTTTATTGCTGGTACTGTAAAAGTTGGACCAAGTTCAATTAGCAATACAGCAGGATTTACTAATACAATACCAGTAATGGCAGATTTTAAAGGGGCAGGGTGTTATATCTCTGGATCAATTTTGGCCCAAACTATGTTCTTTAGATCTTTTAGACCTTAAAGATTATAAATATTAGAAACGCTAATTTCGGAGTAGATAATGGCAGAGTTTAAGTTAGGTAGGATTAAATTTGTTTGGAAGAACGAATGGGTTACAGGTACTCAGTATATCAAAGATGATGTAATAAGATACTCTGGTAAAACATATATTTGTGTAGTCGGCCATACTGCTTCAAGCAATTTTAATACAGATTTAAATTTCAATCCTACAAGATGGAATCTTGTAAGTGATGGACAAAAATGGACAGGTGACTGGACTGGAACAACTGCCTATGAAAAAGGCGACTTAGTCAAGTACGGTGGTAATGTATATCTATGTACTACAGCTCACACATCTGCTTCAACTGTAAGTGCTGGGTTAGAAGCGAATTCTGCTTCCTGGCAAATATTTGTAGAAGGGTTTGAATGGAAAGGCGATTGGGCCATTTCTACAAGATATAAAGTTAATGATATTGTTAGCTACGGTGGTATAAATTATATCTGCGTAACCTATCATACTTCAGCAGCAACAACTACTTTAGGATTAGAAACTGATCAATCAAAGTGGGACGAGTTTAGCACCGGAGTAGATTATAAAGGAACCTGGGTAACCGCTACTCGATATAAATTAAATGACATAGTAAAATATGGTGGCGGCTTATGGATTTGTACTGCTTATCACTCTTCGGGTGCTACTTTTTCAGGTGACAGTGCAAATTGGAATCAATTCGTAGAAGGACTAGAATTTGAATCAACCTGGAGTGCTGGTGTTAATTACCAACCAGGTGATGTTGTAAAATACGGCGGAAATCAGTATGTTTCTAAAACACAACATTCTGGATCAAACCCAGTAACAGGAACAGCTAACTGGGATTTATTCAGTGAAGGGTTAAAGTTCAGATCAAGTTGGTCTATAAGTAGCTCATACTTAATTAACGAAGTTGTTAAACTAAATGGATATAACTATGTAGCTAATATTGATAGTCCATCGGACACTCAAACTATTACAGCTACCAATGCAACTACAAAATACTTTACTTGCACATCTACAGCATCTATGGTTGCTGATATGGCTATTAGTTTTAGTGGCTCTACATTCGGTAATGTTTTTACTAACGGCACTTATTATATTAAGCAAATTGTAAATGGTACCCAGTTTACTGTAACAACAATTGTAGGCGGTGCAGCATTCACTCCAACCACAGCTACAGGAACAATGACTGCAACATTTGCAGCTAAACCTCCTCAGGCAACTTATTGGACAGCATTAAGTAATGGCATCAACTGGAGAGGATATTGGGCAGATGACACCGAGTATGTAGTCGGTGATTCGGTAAGATATGAAAATAATACTTACATTTGTAAACTAGCACATCGCTCAGAAGGAGACGATGGATCTACAGTAGGAGCTACAGGCGGCGGACAATCACTTTCTCGCCCAGATCATGATAAAACTGGTACCTATTGGAATATTCTAAGTGTTGGATCAGAAACTGCTGTGTTAAACACATTAGGTGACTTAGTTTACTATGACGGTGCAGGACCAACAAGGCTTCCGATCGGCACAGAAGGTCAAATTTTACGTGTAAGCTCTGATCTTAAACCAGAATGGGTAACTTGGGGTAATACAGATCACGTATATTGGGTTGGAGAGCACGGCGTAGATTTACCATATCCAACACACGGTTCTACATTTGATAAACCTTGGAAGTCTATTAGATATGCAGCAATGGAAATTGAAAAAGGGTGTAGAAATCCTAACGCCAAGCATCTATTAGAAATGAACAGATTGTTTATTCAAAGAGAAACTACTCAATGGATTAACTATCAAATAACAAATAATATTAGCCCATTTACTACTGCATTTACGTATAACGAGACTAAGTGTGAACGAGATATCGGTTGGGTCATTGACGCTTTAGCATACGATATTAGCCACGGTGGCAATGTAAGAACAAGAGGTGCAGCTCTTTCATATGTTAACGCTCTAACAGAAGAATGCGGAACATATAGCAAATTAAATGCTGAATCAGCTGCTGACGTAGCTTGCTATAACTATATGTTAACTGTTATAGCATCAGTATTATCCAATGATGCTCCTGCTCAGGCTTATCAAAATGTTTCAGAAGATTCGACAAACATTTATCCGCAACATATCGATACAGATTATGTGGCAGAAGATACTGCATTGTCAGAAATAACTTCATTAGTTGGTATTATTACATCGGCCTTAACAGACAAAACTGCTACAAATATTCCTGAAAGAATAGCAGCCTTTAACACTGTTCACGTCTTAACTGGTAGATATCGCGAAGTACTACCAATTATTGTTCCAGAGAGCACAGTAATTTTAGGTGACGAAGTACGTTCAACTAATGCTGGACCAGCAGGCAGCTTAATTAGTAAAGATGACGCCAAGTATAGTGTAGCTGCATTAGGAAGATTGGAAACAATTACAGGACAAATTGTTCAAGGACAAACAGTTACTAAGTCATCAGGAAATACTTTAAGTCAAAGTCAACTAGTACCTGTGGGACAAGCACAACAGGATACATTAGTTCGACAATTGGTAAGAACAATGCAACATCGCATTGATTTCCTTACAGCTCAAACTAATATGATCTTTAAAACAGATCCAACTGGTTATAATACTACTTTCTTAGCAGGTTATAAAGATGCTAGAACATTAGTATATGAAAATAAAGATTTTGTTAAAGCAGAAATCGGTGCATATATTGACTTAACATATCCAAATGTAAAATATTCTAGAACTAAGTGTAAGAGAGATGTTGGCTATGTAATTGACGCACTTTGCTATGATTTAACTTATGGTGGAAACACACAAATGTTAAATGCTGCCTTGGCCTATTTTGACGGACCAGGAACTAATCTAGTTACTAGCGCAACTGAAGCAACTGCTAATATAGCTGCTTATACTAGATTAAAAACAATTTTACAACAAATTACAGCTAACACTACAGTTACAAAAACTGCTGGAAATACTGCTACTCAATGGACTTATGCTTCACTAAACGGAAGTTCAGCAAATACATTTATTGGTCAAGAGCTAGATCTTATTATCAATATGCTCACAGCTAATAACACAAATACTCGTCCGTCAATTACAGTAACAACTATTACGTCAAGTACTACATTTACAGCATCAGCTGCTCACGGATTATCAGCTGGTGATGTAGTTGTTCCAACAGCAACTTCATTGAAAGGTATAATTAGAGATACAAAGTATTATGTTCAAGCTATTGGGCTAACTTCTACTCAATTTAAGCTATCTACTTCATATGGAGGATCGGACTTAACAGTTACTAATGGTACTGGCTTAAGCATTGTATTCTATAAAGAAAGTAGACCAGCATTAACAAATGGAGTGACTACTACTACTGCATTAATTAATACATATGTTACTTTAAGTGCTGCTATTCCTCAAATTAAGGTTGATGTAATTGATTACTTAAACACTAATTATGGTACATTTAAGTATAACAGTGTTTTATGTAGACGTGACTCTTATTACTTAATTGATGCTGCTTACTACGATTCTGCGTTTGGAACTAATTTCTGGGCAAGAGAAAACGGAATCTCATATCTAAGAGGACAGTCTCAGGGTGTAATCGATTATCAATTACAAGCAGAATTAGGATCTATTAATTATATTAAAGCTCAGGTTGCAAGCTCATTAGTTACTGATGCAACAGCAGTAACAAGATCTAATGCTTGTTATACAGAAATAGTTGACATTATTAATAATGGTTTATCAGCAGTTGATGCTATTTCCTGGACAAACCCAGGAGTAGATGCCAACAGACTATATGCTCGAGAACAATTACAAACAAACAGAACATTTATTATTAATACAATTAGCACTTGGTTAGTTATTAATTATAATAGTGTATGGATCGGGTTAGGAGCAGAAGGCCAAGCTTTATGCCAACGAGATATTGGCTATACCATTGACGCATTATCATACGACGTGCAGTATGGCGGAAATTTAGCTACACGTAATGTAGCAAGAGCTTTGTTTGATAATCGTACAGGAACTAGCGTCTATCCAGATTCTCAGCAAAAGGCAGCTAGTGCTGCAATGTACAGCCAACTAGGAACAGTAGCAGGGCAGGTTGTACGAGAACTATACTCAGGCCAAGATACAAGTGGAACTGCTGCTTCAGCTACAGAACAAAGTAAGATTGTAACACTTTGTGGAAATATAAGCTCTGTAATTACAGCAGATACACTATCAGGATTAGTAGCAGAAGACAAACCATTAATAACTTGGGCTGCTCAAGGTATTCAAGACGCATTGTTACAACTAAGTTTGGATAAAGATTTTATTGTACAAGGTACTTTACAGTATATTACAGATAACTTTAATACATTTAGCTATAATCAAACTAAATGTGCTAGAGATGTTGAAATAATCGTAGATGCTGTATCATATGACTATATGATGAATAGTAATCATCAAACAGTAAAGGCTGGATATTCCTATTTAAGAGCTAGTGCTAGTGAAGTCTTTAGCTTGAATCAGAAAGCAGCTACAAGAGATGCATTAAGCTTAGTTAAAACAAAAGCACTTGCTAATGTTGGAGGCAATGCTACAGCACAATCTAGAATTACTTCGCTAATGCAAACACTAGATGATATTCTTTTTGGAGCAACAACAGAAGGTTCAACCTGTAGTCAAGCAGAACCAAATACAGACTATGCTATCTATCAATTAGAAAATAATAGAGATTTCATTGTAAAAGAAATAGAGTCTTACATTGATACTACATTTAGTGCTACCGTAACAAATATTAATGCTTCAAACGATGTACTAACCTGTAGTGACACTTCTTGGATGCAAAGAAATGCCGCCATACAGTTCTCAGGAACAGTATTTGGCGGATTTAACAACGTTTCAGTGTACTATGTTCAAAATATTATTAACGGAACAACCTTTACAGTATCAAGCACACGTAATAGCTCAACTCCAGATAACTTAATTGCTAACGCATCTGGTTCGATGACAGTTAAACTATATTACGACAAAGATTTTTGCCTACGTGATGTTCATTCTTATATAGATGCTTTAAAGTATGACTTAAGATTTACCGGAAACTATAAGACATCATTAGCAGCAAGATACTACGCAAATGCCGTAATTGGAAGCTATGAAGAAGATATGTACTATCTACGTAATGCTACTGGTATTCGTAATCAAACTTTAGAAGGATTAACCGGCGATTTACTAGCACCAAATAGTTATGGAACAAGTCGTGTTAGTGCTGGTGCTTACTGTTCATTAGATCCTGGATATGGTCCTGCTGATTATCATACTTGGATTATCAGCAGAAGCCCGTATGTTCAGAACGTTTGTACATTTGGTTATGCTGCGGTTGGACAAAAGGTAGATGGTGATTTACATAATGGTGGTAATAGATCTATCACATCTAATGACTTCACACAAATTATCAGTGATGGTATTGGTGCTTGGATTACTAATAATGCTCGTGCTGAGCTTGTTAGCGTGTTTACATATTATTCACACGTAGGTTACCTAGCTGAAAATGGTGGACGTATTCGTGGAACTAATGGTAATAATTCTTATGGAGACTTTGGATCAGTTGCTGAAGGATACGATGAAACTGAAACACCAATTACAGCAGTTGTTAATAACAAGAATTATATAGCCAGTGTGGGAGGTACTTTAACAGACGGCATTAACCAGCTATGGCAAATTGAATATGCTAATGCAGGACAAGATTACACTTACGCAACTTGGTCGTTTGGTGGTGCAGGCACAGGACTAGCTGTCGAACATGACGAGTTTAGAGACGATGGAGTTTTCCAAGTATACCTAAATGATAATACTGATGATAGCACAAATGCTCCTGAAGTATCAGGTAATTTAGGAGGATACTTGTATATGAGTAACAGTAACGTTGCTCAAGCAGGCACAACAACTCAAATTACTATTGCTGCTACTGATGATGAAATTGCTAGTGCTTATCCTACAATGAGAATTGTTCTTACATCTGGTACAGGTGCTGGACAATATGGTATTATTAACACTTATAACGTGGGTACAAAAGTAGCTACTGTTATTAAAGAAAGTGATGGAACAGCAGGGTGGGATCATTATGTTCCAGGAACAACAATTGCTGCACCTGATGCTTCAACAAGCTACACTATTGAGCCAAGATTAACGTTTAGCAGTCCTACTTATAGCTCAGCAGCAGCTACACTAGCTACCGCAGCTACTTATTCAGATGCTGCTTGGGCAAGCTCATACGGTGTGTACTATCCAATTACAGGAACCACAGCAGGAGAAGGCACTGGAGCTAGATTCTCAGTTGTAAGATCTGGAACGAAATACCTATCAGTTACAGTTATTGCTGGTTACGAAGGTGTTAACTATAAGCGTTTGGATACTATAACATTAAGTGGATCAAGCTTAGGTGGATCAAGTCCTGCTAATGACATTACAATAACCTTAACTACTGTGAATAGTTTAACAGGAGCAATTGTTGAATTTGAATATGATGGATATGCAACAGGAGGCTATTTTGTAGCATTGCCAAATACAGGACAAACTGTAAACGTTTCAACAGACGGTATTAACTGGACTCAAAGAGCAACAGTGTTACCGAGCAATGTAGCTTGGAAAGCAATAGCTGTAGGTGATATTGTTGACACAAGTCCTACAAGTGCAGGATTCTTTGTAACAGGTCGTGCTTATAAGATTAATACTGTAGCAACAACACAATGGACTAACATTGGACATCCTGCAAGTGCTAACCTACAGGTTAAGATAGGAGACTATTTTATTGCAACTGGTCCAGGAACCGGGTCAGGATCTGCTACATCTTTTGCAAGACATGCAGTTGCTATAGCTAGTGCAAGTAATGTTACAGCTTATTCAACAAATGGCGGGTACACTTGGACAGCAGGAGCTACTTTACCATCATCAGGAACTTGGTCAACTATAGCGTATGGACGTTTAACTAACGGATCAACAAGATGGGTAGCTTTAAAAGCTAACTCAACAGAATGTGCTTTTACTGCAAACGGTGCTCAATCTTCTTGGACTACAGGAGGAGCACTTCCAGCAAGTTCTAACTGGTCAAGCATTGCCTACGGTAAAGGAAAATTTGTTGCTATAGCATCCGGTACTAACTCATTTGCTTATAGCACAGACGGAGGAGCTACTTGGACAGCAGGGTCATTGCCTAATGTTGGAACAAACTTATGGGCAAGTGTAGCTTATGGTAATAATAGATTTGTTGCTGTAAGTGCTACTAGCGGAACAACCGCAGCTTATAGCTTAGATGGTATTACTTGGACATCAGCTACATTATCAGTGTCCGCAGCTTATAGTTCTGTACGCTATGGTCAGGGTGTATTCTTAGCAGTGAATGATAGTAACAATGCATCTAGCTCAGAAGACGGTATTAAATGGACAACAAGAGCTTTAACAAGAGCTTCAGGAACAGGTTTCCTAACAGCAACTTTTGGTAATCCAAGTCGCTCGGGTGTTTGGGCAGCTATTCCGTCAGCTTCAACAACAGCAGCTTCATACGCTTTACTGGGTTGTACTACAAAAGCAAGAGCTTATGTACAAACAGAAAAGATTTATGCAATAAGAATTATAGAACCGGGTTCAGGGTATAGCAGTGCTCCAACGATGACTATTGTAGATCCTAATAATTTGTATGAAGCACCGTTCACTGTTAGAAAAGGAAAAGGCGTTTTAGCTCAACCAAGTTATAGAAACAGGGGTACTGGATATAATGCTGTTGTAGCAAGCATTGATACTGGCGACGGCTATGCTGATAACTTTCAGAGCGGAAGCTATATTGCTGTAAGCAGACTATCAGGTACTCCACAAGCCGGTGCTAACGTTGTATTTGATAGTCAACCAAATACTACTTATAAACTTGTACAGGTATTATCTTTAACTGGTAGTAATGCTGGTAGTATTAAGGCATTCTTCCAGATTAGTCCTGAAATGCCAGTATACTATAGCCCAGCACAAAATACAGGCGTTACAACACGTATTCGTTATAGTCAAGTACGTCTAACCGGACACGACTTTTTAGATATTGGAACAGGAAACTTTGATGAAACTAATTATCCAAATGGTACTCCAGAGAATCCTGCTACACAGGCTAATGAGACTGTAGATAATAATGGTGGTCGTGTGTTCTACACAAGCACTGACCAGGATGGTAACTTCCGTGTAGGTGAATTGTTTACTATTGAACAAAGTACTGGTGTTGCTACATTAAATGCTGATGCATTTAATATTGCAGGACTTACAGAACTTACACTTGGAGCGGTTACACTTGGTGGTAGTAGTGCTACTATTACTGAATTTAGCACTGATCCATTCTTTACAGCTAACAGTGATAGTGTTGTACCAACACAGAGAGCAATTAAAGCATATATTGCTGCGCAGATTGGTGGCGGTGGAGCGTCATTAAACGTAAATAGTGTAGTAGCTGGATTTATTGAAATTCAAGGAAGCCAAATATCAACAACTACTGGTGGAACTATTTCGATGAAAGCAAACTTTAATTTCCAAGGCGGAGTAAGAGGTTTACCAGTAGCTTGGAATTACTTTTTTAAATAATATGGAGATATAAATGGCAACAGGAAGATTGGGTACTTTAGATATGTCAGCTGCGACATATCAAACTTTATATACCTGTCCCGCAAACACATTCACTGTACTTACAGTGAATATTGTTAATCGTGGAGCTTCAACAGCAACAGTTAGAGTAGCTATTGCGTCAGCAGCCACACCAACAAACGCAGAATTTATTGAATATGATGTAAACTTATTAGCTAAGGGCGTTTTAGAAAGAACAGGGCTAGTATTAGATGCAGGCAAACTAATTGTTGTTTATTCTAATACAGCTAGTCTTTCAGCTAGTTGCTATGGTATAGAAACATCTACTGCCTAATATTAGGAGAAGCAAATGGGTAGAAATATAAGCACAGGAACAGCAGGTGCTGGTAGCGGCGTAGGAACTTTGGTTGTTGTAGCTAACACCATTGGATCTGTAGCTAATGATGATATTATTTTAGATCCGTCAGGTACTGGTAAAGTAAGCATTCCTGGAACCGATGCAGCAACTACTACAAGCTCAGGAGCATTAGTCCTTGGTGGCGGGTTAGGAGTAGCAGGTAATATTGTGCTAGGAGGATCACTGAGTACAGCAGGAAGTCAAAACTTAGTGCTAGATCCATTAGGCTCTGGCGTAGTTACTATTCCTGGAAGTGACGCCTCTAGTAGTACGGCAACTGGGGCTCTAGTTGTTACTGGTGGTACAGGTATAGGCGGAAATTTATGGGTTGGCGGCAACATTGAAGGCGCAGGAACCATAAATGGAGGAACTTTCTAATGCCTAATGTTCGATTAAAATATAATAATACATCTGGGGTTGTGCCTACTGGATTAGTAGCCGGAGAGTTAGCGATCAATAATGCTGATGGAATATTATATATAGGTGGAACATCAGGAAATACAATTAAAATATTAGGAACTGCTGCTAGACAAGCAGCCAATAGTGTTAGTATAACCGGTGGGAGTATACAAAATACAACTGTAGGTGCCACGTCACCAGGAACAGTAAGTGCATCAAATCTGCAAATTGCCGGCGGACAAACAGTAAGTGGTATTTCTACAGCAGCTACATTAGGAACAAGCAACGCAGCCTTAGTAACTTCAGATGCTGTGTACAGTTATATTAATAGCCACGCTGCTACACTTAAAAATATTATTACATTTACTGCGAACGGAACTTATACAAAAAGTGGTAGTGATGTACGACAAATTAGAGTAATTGTAGTAGGTGGCGGTGGCGGTGGCCGAGGCTATGGTGAAAGCGGCGGTGCCGGCGGGTTTTCTGAACAATGGATTGATGCTACTGGAATTACCAGTGTTTCGGTTACCATAGGCGGTGGCGGCAATGGCGGCAACTATTACGGATATAGCCCAGCTGGAGGTACTACAAGCTTTGGAGCTTACTGTAGCGCAACTGGTGGCGCTGGAGCAAATAATAATCAAGATCATACCGGAGGTCAAGGGGGACTAGGTTCTGGTGGGAATTTAAATTTTCACGGAGGTGGCGGCGTGGGTCATCATAATTGCCATAGCTCAAGTCACCATAATCCAGGAATGGGAGGAGCTAGCTACTTTGGAGGTGCACAACCAGGGACTCATTATACTAGCCCTACTAATGCCCCTAATGATACAACTTATACTAACGGTGGAGCTCCTGGTGCAGGAGGCACTGGCAGTAATTTCTATTGGAATGGTGCCGGTTACTATGATTACGGGTTTCGAGGAAAAGATGGAATTTGTATAGTTTACGAGTATAGGTAATATGCCAAGAATTAAAATTAAAACATCAACAACAACAGGCGTAGTTCCTGCTAACGGAAGTTTACAAAGAGGCGAATTAGCTGCTAATTTAGCGGACAATAGGGTATGGATAGGAAATGCTTCCAATAACCCTGTTCTTCTTGTAAGTTCAATGGGTAATCAAGATGCTAATAACGTAGCTATAACAGGTGGAGCTATTAATAGTACATCAGTTACTAGTGTAAATTTAAATTCTTCTACATTAACTTTTAATAGCGGTGAAATTCTTTATTACGATGAAGGATTAAGTGCTCCTACAGCTAACTGGAATAACGCAACGACTTATAATATGACGGATTTTGGAGGGTTAGGCAACGTTACTGCTCACGGGTGGGCAGGAGGACCAGCTACTTATACGTTAAGCTTATCTGGTTTACCTAGTCATACTGAAGTTAGGTATATGTGCTATATGCATTATGTAGATAGTGTTGACGGTGAAACAACAACAGTTTCGACAATGAATTCTGGTGGTACACAAACTAACAGAGTGGTGATGACAAAGGTTTCTACAACTCCGCCTGCTTACAGCACCATAGCATCTGGAACTACTGTTTCGTGGTTTGGTAATCGTTATTACAGCTATGCTCCTTCGGGAGGATCTACTAGAGTTGCTGACAACGGTGGCGCTAATGGATACGTTGTAATTGACACAGGATGGTATTCTCATAGCCTATCAACATTTAGTGCTCAACATGCTTTAGGAGCTGATCAAGCACAAACAGATGAAGCACAATATATAAGTCATGTTAAACTATGGATAAGAGGTGGAAATGCAACTTATACAACTATTCAAACCGGTGTCCTTGGAGCAGGATCAGGACTAGCAGCACTACCCACACAAAATGCTATTAAGTCTTATATTGATACACAGCTAGGAGCGACTAATACTAGTGTAAAAAACGTCTATGTATATTCGACTGGAGTTAACACATATAACAAAAGTGGAACAGATGTAAGAGCATTAAGGGTTATTTGTGTAGGAGCTGGCGGCGGCGGTCGTGGGTTCGGGGAAAGTGGTGGAGCAGGTGGTTACGCTGAAAAGTTATTAGATGCAGAAGGCATTAGTAGTGTAACTGTTACTATTGGAGCAGGCGGCGCTGGTGGAGGATATTACGGATCAGGCGGAAGCGGCGGGACAACTAGCTTTGGTTCATTCCTAACTGCTAGCGGCGGATTTAATGCCAATAGTAATGCTACACATACTGGAGGACATGGTGGACTAGGATCCGGTGGTAATATTAATTCCTATGGAGGTGGCGGAAAAGGACACAATAATGGCACAAACAATCCTTCAAACTCAGCTACAGGTCGTGGCGGAGCAAGCTTTTATGGAGGAAGTAGAAACAGCCATCACAGCGCACCTCGTCCAGCAGATCACGGCGCTCCAGGAGCAGGTGGTAGCGGTAGTGTAGGAAACAGCGGAGGTTCTGGCTCAAATGGCAGAGATGGTATTTGTATTGTATATGAATTAAGGTAAAAAAATATGCCAGTTTTTAGATTTAGGAATTCAGTTTCAACAGGAATTACACCGAATAATGGTGGATTACTACAAGGGGAATTAGCTGTAAATATTACAGATCAAAGAATGTTTCACGGTAATAATGCAGCTACTACAGTTAAGATTTCCGATACACTTGCTACTCAAGCATCAAACTCAGTAAGTATATCTGGAGGTACAGTTAGTGTTACTAATTTAGGAACAACCACTGCTGCCACAGTTACAGCAACGACATTAACAGTAGGAGGAACTTCGGTAACAACAGTCGGAACAACTTATGATGTTAATTCAAATAGTACTGTAGCTTCTAATTCTGCTGTACTTTATGGAACCAATAGAATAAAAGGAAAACTTAAAAATATTTTTACCTTTACAACCAATGGAACTTATACAAAAAGTGGAGATGATGTAAAAAGGATACACGTCGTAATGTGTGGAGGCGGAGGCGGAGGCCGTGCTTATTCAGAATGCGGAGGAGCTGGAGGATATGCTGAGGCAGTTATTGATGCCACTAGTATAACAACAGTTGCAGTAACCGTTGGAGGTGCAGGATCTGGCGGCGCATATTTTGGCTACAGTCCAGGAGGCGGCACAACTAGTTTTGGAGCATACCTTACAGCCACAGGCGGCACTGGAGCAAACGCTCACATACAACACAATGGTGGGTTAGGTGGATTGGGGTCTTTAGGATCAGGTACCATAGGAGGCTTTGGAACTAGAGGTGGCGGCGGCGGCGGTCATAATAATATGGATCAGTATAGTCCTAATTGTGCTCCAGGAGGAGAAGGTGGAATTAGCTTCTACGGCGGAGGAACACCTGGTGCCCATCAAAGTACAGTTCAGCCAGCTGGGGTGTCAGCTTATGGAGCTGGAGGAGTAGCTGTTAGCCCAAGTCATAATGGGCAAGGTGGCAGAAATGGTCGAGAAGGTATTTGTATAGTTTACGAATATAAATAAGTTTGAGGGTGAATAATGAAAAAAGCATTGATAGATAAAAGATTTATGACAGTTTGTCAAATAATCGAAGAAAATGAAACTGAATTTGATACTACACATGATTTTATGTGGAAACCTTGTCCAGATAATTGCGAATCGGCTTGGATTTATGATGCTGATACAAATACTTTTATAGATCCTCATGCACATTCAAGGGATGAGTTTGGAAATCCTGTGGAACCATTTGTTATGCAAAGAATGAGAGCATATCCTCCACTCAGTGATCAAATGGATATGCTTTATAAAGAAATAAAAGCTACTGGTGGAATTTCAATTAACGGACAATGGTTTCAATCAATTAAATATGTTAAAGACAATGTACCAAAGCCTGGTTCAGAAGGTGACCCAGGAAACGTAATTTTTAGACAATAATTACCAAAGACCGAAATTAATTACTAAGCGTTTATTTATAGTTGGTCTAGTGCTAGCATGATATCGAGAGCCGTCAAATACGACGGCTCTTCCTTTTTTAGGAGTTATTCTTTTAATTTCTGAAAGCATTCCTGGTTTTAAATCTCTAGGATCTACATCTCTAAAAGTTTTATCATAAAATATTGTATCACCGTCTGAGTCACAAACATAGTACAAAACTACCATATGTGAAACTTCTCTATCTACATGAGGATGATCTGCCTCATTACTTCCAATAGGAACAGTTAAAAAGCTTCGAGCAGCAATTACCTCAGTTATTTGAAATTTTACCTGTTCACAGGCAAAATAAGCAATCGGCAATACAAAACCAAATGCATTACTTATAACCCCTTGATTCTTATCATACATTTTGTGTGCAAAAGCTGGTCGTGGCTTATCAATTGTAATACCTTCTAATCTTTCAACATCATATGTGATATCACTCATATAATGCCAAGGAATTGTAGGATGCAACATTTCTTTTTCTACCCTATTAGCGTACTGTTCAGGTAAAAAATTATCTAAAACAACAATTTCGTCTATTATAAGCATATTAAATTAAACCCTATAACTATTCTAGGATCTGTCCCTAAATAAGGAGCTGCATCATGTAATAACATACTAGGAAAAAGAATCATTCTGCCTGGAACAAAACTAGCAGTAATTTTATCTTCAGCGAAATCTAATCCAATTTTTCTTTCAATATAATAAGGCAAATACCAATTATTATTTCCGCTGTCTATATCATCTGACTGAACGTAAAAAATTCCTGACCAGGTCGAATTATTATGATAATGAGGACTATGAAATCCTGCTGTTCGTGTAACATGAGCCCAACTTTCAATTAAAGAAACTCTTATTAACTTGTTGTTTAATGAACTTATTAAAAATTCTGACTCTAAAATTATCCATAATTTTAAATCAACCAACTTTGTATTTTCTAAAAAATTAAATGGTGATTCCCATAAATTATGTTTTGCCTTAACAGCTACATTTGATTCTATGGTATTAATTTTTTCTGACAAAATACAGGTCTCTACAATAGTACTTTTATGATTAAAAAAATCATCCCAATCACTTATTAGTAACGGAATTTTTCCTAAGTTAATTTCTTGCCTCATTCTACAAATTCTATCCAGGTCGTAATTATGTACTTGTTTTCCTTTAAAGGAGGATTTCCTCTATGCGTATGAGTGAAAGAGCTAGGAGCGAATAATAAAGTTCCTTTAACAGGAGGAATTCTCAATGACTGATATAAAAATTCAGTCTCCCCGCCAGATTCAATAGTGTTAAGGTAAAGTATTACGAATAATAATCTCCGACTAGAGATTAAATTAGTATGCTCACAATGCCATACATGATAACCTTGCCCGGGCTTTGTTTTTTGTATTTTAATTGATTCACTTATTGAATGAGCTGCTACCTGATTAAGAATTCCGATTTCATTTAGATACATTTGATAATGAGCTTTTATAGAGCTATTAAATTCTCTCAATACTTGACTATTAATATCTAATATTAGTTGATCAGCTTCATTTTCAAAAAAATATTGCTCATCGTCTTTAGCTATGTTTAATGATCTTTCATGTTGTTGTCTATTAATTGTTCGTCCTTCTGACAACAGTCTTTCGAAATGACTTATAACATTTTGGCAGAATTCTGTAGATACTGCATTAGAAAAAACTTTAATGAATTGATCATGCATATTTTTGTTTTAAAAATTCATAAATTGTTGGGAAAGTTTTTACATACTCTTTTCGCTGATTTAACAACATATCCCAGTATGAAAAATTTTTCTGCAAATTTTCAACGTAGTCATAGGAATTAAACCTAAAACTTATACGCTTTAAATAGCTATAATCCATTGGTAAAAAGTTCATACCGGTAGCAACGCAAAGGGTTCCACCCATATCATTATCATAAATGTTACTAACATATCTTCTGTAAATGATATTATCCACTCCAAAGGTTGAATATATTCCTAATGGCATAGTTTTTGAAAAATCTCTTTTTCGAATATCTCTCCAGTATTCACTATCATCCCTATGACTTAACGCATAATGCAAAGCCACAAATTCAGCAAAAGCTCTAAAATCCCCTCTACAAGACTCATTAAATGCTAACCTATCAAACTCAGTTATTTCATCTCTTGCTAGGGCTAAAACTAATTTTAATAAAAATTCATGTACTGTATATAATCCGCTAGATTCTAGTGGTTCTATAAATCCAGCTGATAGCCCTATCGCACACACATTTTTATGATATATTTTTTCGTGTATACCTATACGCATTTTAATTAGCTTATAGTCAACGTTATTGACAATATCTTTAGATATTTTATTGTCTCTGTAATTAATCAAGTAGTCTTTAAATTGCTCTAAGGCTGCTTGCTCACTAATATATTTGTCACTGAATACATACCCAGTTCCTAGTCGACTCCAGAGAGGAATATTCCAAACCCATCCATTTTGTATAGCAGTACAATTAGTGTATGGCTCTAGCTCTTGTTCTTTATCTGTATATGGAATACGAGTAGCCCAAGCACTATTATTGGGCAATAAGTGCTCATAACTTTCAAATTTAACACCTAAAGTCTTTTCTAAAAGCAAGCATTTAAAACCGGTACAATCAATAAAAAGATCAGCTGATAACTGCTCACCACTAGAAAGAATTAATGAATCTATACCTTCTTCATTTGTTACAATATCAACAACTTCTTCATTTAAAACTTTTACACCTTTTGGGACTGAATAATTATCTCTTAACCAAGCTCCAAATTTAGCAGCATCAAAGTGGTAAGCTACATCTCTTTCAAAGCTCCATCCTGGAAATTCATTGTTTTTATTTTCACATATTCTGTTAGCTTCACTGAGACTTACCGCAGGAAAGAACATTTCTGCAAAATTAGACACCGGTAAATTAGGATCTAAAGCCTTTCTTATGTACCAATCACTTAGTCCTCTAGGAAAGTGTATATGATCTGAAAAAGGAACGCCAAACGGATAATGAAAACTTCCCGATCCTTTTTTATAAAAATCAGTAAATTTTATACTAAACTTATAACTAGCATCACAATGCTTCATCCAATCTTCATCTTTAATATCTAATGAATGAAGCCATTCGTTAATTTGCCCAATAGTGCTTTCACCCACACCAACTGTTGGCGTATTAACACTTTCAATAACAATAATTTCTTTTAGAGGAAAGTTTTTAATTAATGTTGAAGCACTCATCCATCCAGCGCTTCCTCCTCCTACAATAACAATTTTATTAACTGCACCCATTTATTAATATCCTATTCATTTACCTTTAACACTGTATAGGAATTTCTAGACATTAACATCGACAATGATTCTCTATGACTATAAAACACCTGCTCACTATATAATTTTTTAAATGTTTCAATAGCATCGTTTGATGCAAATTGAACATCAGCATTTTGCGAATCTGTGATTTGTTTAACCTTTAATGGATCTAGCATTCCTAAACCGTGCATGACCATTAACCAGTTCTGGTCTCTAAACATTAAAAATGGTTTCGAAAAGAATAAATGATTAGGTAATGTTTGTTTAAAAACTTCAAGTGTTTCTTGATTAAAGTCTGTAGGTATTAAGTCTTTACAACTTCGCCAAAATTCAGAATCTTCACGACGAGTAAAATAGTGTAATTGAACAAAATCTATAATATTTTTAGCTACGTTATCAAAATCAACATTATATTGCTTGGCAGTTTGTTCTTCACCTTTAGTCCAAAAGATTAAATTTGCTGCTAATGATATCGCCTGCTGAATACTGGTTCCAATGCTACTTGCTTCTAAAGGTTCAACAAAACTTCCTGATAACCCTAAGCATACACAATTTTTAACCCAAAACTTATCAACATATCCAGCAACAAATTTAACTTTTTTTGCTATCTCAATAGGATGATTAAAACAGCTTTGTGCTTCAGCTATGGCCTGATCTTCAGACAAAAAAGCATCAGAGTAAACATAGCCATTGCCAAACCTTCCTTGTGTAGGAATTCTCCACATCCATCCTGAGCTCATTGCTGTGCTTAATGTATGACTAGGAATATCTTCTAACCTTTCTGTAGGAAATGCAATAGCTGAATTCATAGGCAAATACTTGCTACAATCTATCCACTTTACTCCTAGCTTTGATCCGATAACTCTTCTAAAACCACTACAATCAATATAAAAATCTGATTTAAATTCTTGATTGTTATCCGAAACTAATGAACTTACATATCCAAGCTCGTCTAACATAACATCTTTAATTATAGCATCTGTAATTCTAATATTTTTCTCGATACATTTTTTTTGTAAAAATTCATTTAATTTAAATGAATTTTTACAAAAAAAATG